GGCGAGCGCGGGGGCAGCTCGGGGTCTGTACGAATCCTGACTTGGGTTCAGGGATTGCTGCGGGCCGGAGCTGTCGAAATGTGAGGGCCCCGGCGAGACCGTTGAACCTGCTCACACCATACCAACAGATTCGTGGCTCAGGAAGCCGAAAGTGACCGGCCTGGTGCCGGCGCCGAAAGGATCGAAATGCCTCCTTTACCGAAGCCGCCGGGCCAGCGAGTCCGGCGAAACAAAGACCAGTCGCAGTGGAAGCAGCTACCCGAACAGGGATCAGACAAGCCAGCTCCCCCGCTGCCGACCAAGAAGCCGGAATGGTTGAAGTCCACGCAGACCAAATGGGACAGGCTGTGGGCATCCCCGATGGCTACGACCTACGTGGATGCCGACATCATTGCCCTCGAGCGCATGGCGCTTCTTTGGGATGAGATCGAACGCGGCAACACCGGCGGGGGCCGCCTGAACGCAGTCCAGAACCTCGAGGATCGCTTTGGCATCTCGCCGAAAGGCCGGCGCCAGCTGCAGTGGGAGGTCACAAAGTCCGAAGTCGTGGAGCTTCCAAAAAAGAAGCCGCCACGCCGCCTTCGGGCAGTCGAGACCAAGTAGATGCCGTGGAGGGGCCCGGAAGTGCCGGGCGAGTTCCCGACTCTCGGCTACCAGGTGGCCGATTGGATCGAAGACATGTGCGCCATCCCCGATGGAGAGCGTGCAGGAGATCCTTACCTGCTGACCGACGAGCAGCTGCGCTTCCTTCTTCACTTCTACCGAGTCGACGACAAGACTGGCCGATTTCATTACGAAAGAGGCGGTCAGCTGGTCCGCCCTCAGAAATGGGGCAAAGGCCCGTTTTCATCAGCCATTGTCTGCGCAGAAGCGATGGGGCCCGTGGTCTTCGACGGATGGGACGCCCAGGGCGACCCGGTAGGCCGAGAATGGGCGACACCGTGGATTCAGATAACGGCAGTCTCTGAGGCTCAGACCGCAAACGTCTGGCGGGCCTTGGTCCCGATGATTCGCCTGGGCGGCGAGCTCTCGGCCGACATCCCCGATACAGGCGAAACGCGCATCAACCTTCCCGGCGGAGGCCGGATCGAGCCCGTAACCGCATCGGCTAAGTCACGACTGGGCCAGCGGATCACCTTTGGCCTGCAGGACGAGACGCATTCGTGGCTGGAGACAAACGGCGGCAGAAACCTCGCCGACAACCAGCGCCGAAACCTGTCAGGGATGAAGGGCCGGTGGCTCGAGACCACCAACGCCTGGGACCCGGCCGAAGAATCGGTCGCACAACAGACTTACGAGGGAGAAACCAAGGGCGTCTACATCGACGATGTGGAGCCCGGCGAAGGTTCGGTTAGAAACAGGCGCGATCGACGCCGGATGCTCAAGTCGGTCTACGGCGACTCAGCCGCAGGAGACAAAGAGCGAGGCATCGAAGGCTGGATCGACTTAGACAGGATCGACGCCGAGATTGTGGACCTTTTGACCCGCGATGCACCGCAGGCGGAGCGATTCTTCCTCAATCGCAAGCGTGCAGGTGAGGCCAGGGCCTTCGACCCCGAAAAGTGGGACGAAAACGCCGGCCACCTCGAGCTCGACCCCGGATCTTTGATTGTCCTGGGCATCGACGGCGCAAGATTCCACGATGCCCTTGCCGTAATCGCAACCCACGTGGAGACCGGCTACCAATGGCCGCTCGGGATCTGGGAGACACCCCAAGACGCTCCCGAAGATTACGAACACCCCTTCGAAGCCGTAGATGGAGCGGTCATCGAGGCCGCTGAGCGTTTCCAAATCTGGCGGGCCTACATCGACCCGCAATACATCGAGCCGCTCTTTGAGAAGTGGCAGGGACGCTACGGAGAGCGGAGCTTCATGCCCTGGTACACCTCGAGGCCCCGGCAGGTCGGTTGGGCGGTGCGCGAGTTCACCGATGCGATCTCGGCCGGCGATTTCCAACACGATCCCGACGACACCTTCACCCGCCACATCAAAAACGCGGTGAAAAGCAAGCTCAACGTCCGAGACGATCGCCAGCGGTTTATGTGGACGATCTCAAAGGACCGTGTTGACAGCCCGCGCAAGATCGACGCCGCGATGGCCGCAGTTTTGAGCTGGGAGGCCCGCGGAGACGCCATCTCATCCGGCGCGACCACCAAACAAGACAAAAGCTGGACAACTTTCTAGGAAAGGAGCGCCACGTTGGCTGAATACACGCCCGAACAGTGGCGCGATCGCCTCGAGCAGCGCCTGCACGACAGATGGGCCAAGTGGTTCAAGTTCGACGCCTATTACCTGGGCGATCACACCTTGAACTTCGCAACCCAGCGCTGGAACGACACCTTTGCTTCCCGCTTCGGCAAGATCACCGACAACTGGTGCCCGATCGTGGTCGATTCGACCGTTGAGCGCCTCACGGTGCAGGGTTTCCGCTTCGGACAGGAGCAGGAAGCCGACCAGCTTGCCTGGGACATCTGGCAGGCCAACAATCTCGACAGCGGATCTGAGATGGCCCACACCGAAGCAGTCAAGCTCGGTGAGTCCTACTGGCTAGTCGAGCCTCCCGTTGAGGAAGGTGCCGCACCCCGGATTACGCCTGAGCACCCTTCGCAGGTCATCGTCGCTCACGTGCCTGGCGATCGTCAGCGCCGGATGGCCGCTTTCAAGAAGTGGGTAGGCGAGGACGGCTACGCCTACTGCACTCTCTACCTGCCCGACTTCATCTTCAAGTGGGAATCCGCCAAGCCTTTGGCAAAGGGCGGCTCAGTCCGCGGCAAGGTCGATTGGATCGAGCGCACGGGCGATCCGGGCGGAGCTAACTCACTCGGCGTGGTTCCGGTCATCCCGCTTCCCAACGCTCCCTCGATGCTCTACGGCGGACGCTCTGATCTGGCCGAGATCATCGACCTGCAGGACGCCATCAACAAGATCCTGTCGGACATGATGATTGGCTCCGAGTATCAGGCGTTCCCGCAGCGAGTTCTTACCGGCGTCGAGATCCCAAGGGACGAAAACGGCGCTCCGCTCAGGGCCGCAGCCCTCAAGGCAGCCCACGATCGTGTCTGGACCTTCTCTAACGACAACGCACGGGTCCATGAGTTCTCCGCGGCCGACCTCAAGAACTACATCGACGCCAAGAACAGCCTGGTGTCGGATTTGGCAGCTCAGACCCGCCTTCCTCCGCAGTATGTGAAAGGCGAGATCACCAACGCTTCGGCCGACGCCCTCAAGATGGCCGAAACCGGGCTTGTCAGCCGCACACGACGCAAGATGCCGTCTTTCGGAGCCGCACACGTCGAAGCCATCCAGCTGGCTTTCCGCTCCATCGGTGATGAGGCTCGAGGCCGTGAGATCGTCGCGCAGACGATCTGGGTCGACCCGGAAAGCCGCTCGATCGCCCAGGTCGTGGATGCCGCGGTCAAACAGCAGGAGATCGGCGTGCCACAGGAGATTTTGTGGGAGAAGATTGGATACAGCCCGCAGGAGATCGAACGGATGCGGACTGTCCAGGCCCAAGACCTGCTCTTCCAAGATGCAGGGGCCATTGCTGCCGAGCAGATCGAGGTTTCTACCGGCGAGCCAACCGCCGATCAAGGTCAGATTTCACGCTGGCTTGACGAGCTTCTTTCTTACGTCCGAACCGGCAACGCCGACGCCATAGCGGTGCTGCTGGCCTCTGGCTGGCCGGACGAGTGGGACGCAGAGATTGACGAGATGACCTACGCCGGCCGAGAAGCTGACCTTGAGCTCCTCCGACGCATAGTTCAAGCCCTTCGCAGCGTGAACGGCCCGGCAACGGCTGCCTCAATCCGCACGCTGTTGGCCCAGATCCAAGCAGCCTAAACGGTGGCAGCCAACCGGCGAAGCCTTGCGATCACCAACGCCTACGGGCAGCGGCTCAAGGCGGTCGAGGCCCGAGTAGTCCAACAAAGCAGACGCACCTGGCAGGTCACGGGCGACTTCGACGCCGACTATGCCGCGTGGTTCGAGGTCATGGCACCGGCGGTCTCAGCAGCGCAGGCTCTCAATCTAAGGCTCACAGCGGCCTATCTGGGAGCGTTTCAAAGCTCTGAGACTCGGAGGGTCGTAAACCCTCCCCGGATCGACCCAGAACCTTACGTTGGTCGGACCCGAGACGGGCGGACTTTCGAAGAAGGCTGGAGCTCGCCGCCGATCAAAAGCAAGGTTGCGATGGCCGAAGGTAAGACCATCGAAGAGGCGGCAAAGATCGGTTTTGAAGCCTCGTCAAACCTCATCAAGCTCGACACATACGCAGCTGCTCGGAATGCTCTGTCTGACCAGTTTCGCTCCAACGACCAAATCATTGGTTATCGAAGGGTCTTGAACGGCGAA